GGTCTTCATAGGTGAAGCGTAAATACCAAACTGCTTTTTTGATATCTTCTTCAGCATGGAACTTTTTGCCTGCACGCCATATGTACTTGAAGCTTGCTATTCGACAGTAAGTGTTGACGGCGTCACGCCCGAAGGCAGCCACCATCGCATCGATACATTCGATCTCGGAGTCAGCGTAATGCGGCGGCGAGTTGACCATATCCGGTAACATGCCTGCCGTACCGTTTGGAATGTCTTTGTAAAAGACTTTTTCTTTTTGGTTGCCATTCATCACTTCAAAGTATTCGTCACTCAAAGCTGATAACTCCGATAAAAGTTTTCTGGCAGAACAGTGAACAGGTTCTTCTTTGTGCGTGTAACCGCAACGTAGAACACGCGATGCATACTGTCCGGATCTTCATCCATAGACCGCTCTGCAGCGACCGTCAAATCCGTAAACAGCACCACGTTATCTGCTTCACCACCCTTTGCGCCGTGGATTGTTGATAGTTTGATACGGGGAGGCGCTGTGAGGTCTTCGCCTCGGCGCACCAGTGCGTTAACGTACGCGACGTCAACACCCGGTACTTTATCCAGAGCCTCGTTCCACGACATATCGAGCGTTGCCAACAAACCGTTGGTGTCCCGCAACTCCTCGAACGTGAACGTATCGTCTTCTTCCCCAAGAATCTTTTTGTAACCGCGTGCTACACGCACACCGTTGCCTGTCATGTAACTGTACAGCACCTTGGCCAGATCGTATGTGATTGGCTGGCCGCGCTGCAATGTCCGCCATGCCTCTAGCGCCTCGCGAACTTTGAGCCGTAAGCTTTGTCGCCCCTGTATCTCAAAGAAATAGCCTTGGCTTTTGAGATGGTCCCGCACCGGGTTTAAAAAGTACGCCGCCTGTGACAAGAAGAGCCAAGAGCCGTGATCCATGTCCAGTTCTGCAAAGGTCGAGATGTTTTGTATGCGACCCTCTTCTGTCTTGGGCAGATACGACTTCGGGAACCGGTTTCGGATGCGCCGTGAAATCCGGTCAGCCACTTCATGTACAAGGCGTGGGATACGGAAGCTTTGCTCTAGCACCTCGCTGCCGCCGGGCAGGTTGATGAAATGCTCCACGTCGGCCCCAGACCACTTGTAGATCGCTTGGTCGTCGTCGCCTGCGCAATACATCCGCTCTGACTTTGCATCGATGGCGTGGGCAATATCCCACTGTAGAGGGCTTAAATCCTGCGCTTCGTCCAGCATGGATAGCTTGAACGACGGGCACGTCTCATGGGCAGACCGTGCGAATAGCTCAAGCATATCTGTGTAATCGTAGACCCCAAACTCTTTCTTGTATTGGGCCAAGGCCCGTGCTGCGTAGTCCACTTCAAGCCATGTGTATTCAAGATCACTGGCATTGTACTCGGTCTGTAGCTCTGACTTCTTGAGCCGGGACAGGGTGATCAACCGTAAGATCGGTGACTCTTTACGCAGACTGTTGCTCAGATCCTCTTCGACCTCGTACATGGGGACGTCACCGCTGACCAGTGCGATCCCAATCTTGCGCTCGACCTCGCGATAATGCTGCGCGGTCATCAACTGCTCAGACTTCAGTCCGGTCAGATGAAACGCCAGACTGTGAATGGTTCGAAAGAAAGGCAGGTCGGTCTTTGGATCGAGGTTGAAACGTGCGGCGGCGCGCTCTTTTGCTTCGGTGGCGGCCTTGCGTGTAAACGCAAAGAAAGCGATCTGTGTAGGTGGCACACCGTCAGACAAAGCCTTGTCGACTAGATTAAGCAGTGTGGTTGTCTTGCCTGTACCGGGGGGACCGAATATGCGCTGCATAGCTAGAACGGAACCTCTTCATCTATCGTGAACCGTGGGTCGCGTATGACCGTCTTTGTAACCTTGTGCGCTGGGATCTTCCACAGCCGCACGACCTTGCTTTGAATCCGTAGCTGCGTGGCCTCGCCGTTGATGTCTCGCAGGCGCTGTGCAATCTGATGCGTCTTGAAATGCTTGAAGTTGGCTTTGAGCAGGTGACCTTCCAGATCTTTGAGCCGAAAGTATGTCTCGTTCTTCTCTTCGTCTGTCCAAGGGCGCTTGAGCAGGATCTGTTCTTTTTCTTCCGCTGCTTGGTGCCCAGTACAAAACTCTTCCAAGTGCTCGTTGAATATACCGTTGACGCTGACGTCTTCGGACACTTCGATGATAGAACCGTCTGTCTCTTGCATTTCTGTCAGCAAAGCGTTGATCCGTGTCTCCCACATGTCTTTCTTCATGGTGCGTGGGTAGAAGTTAAGCTGCTCGACGCATGCCCGCTGAAACGCCATCTGGTTCAACAGATCGTCTGTGCCCATCTCAAGTGGCTTGCCCTCGACGTCTAGAAACCAGACCGGCGGCACGGAGTTGTACTTGCGTAGGTTGGCGATCTGCACGCCTGACACCACCGCCTCAATACCAAACTTGCGCGTCATGCACAGTTCTTTGTTGCAGACCGAGTTGATCGGGGCGTCTTTGCATTTGTAGGCGTAGTCTTTGCGCAGCAACTGCTTCGCTACGGAGTTGACCTCGCCCAAGGGCAGCGGTGGATGAATGAATTGCATGTTGTGCTGCAGGATCTCGGACTCCCATGTGTCTGGATATGCTTTGCGCAGATAGACACCGACGTTGAAAAGACCGTTGTTGCGGGCGCCTTCGCCTATGCCGTCTTTGCACAGTGTCTGCAGGCACGGTGGGCCGTCCTGTATCGGCAAGCTACTGTCCTGCTCGACGATCAAAGCCAACGCTTGCTCGCGCGTCTGGACGTTTTCAGCAACCAGTTCGAAGAACTCTTCTATCGTGGCTGCACTACTGTCTGGCTTGAATGCATACCGTAGGCTGTTCTCGTGGTCGAAGTACGGCATGTTCAAAAAGTTGCCGACATCACCACGATCTAGGTTCAATGCGATCTGTTTTGGAAAGATCTCGCTGCCACCGTACCCCAGACCGACGGAGAGGCGCGTTAAGACGTCTTGCATGTCTTTGGCAGGTATGAAGTCGTCTGTAAACAAAAACACGTGAGCGCCGCCAGATTTGCTCCTACAGACCACTAGCGGCAGCTTCAGATTCTTGAGCTTGTTGATCAGTGCAGTATGGTCGAAGTTGTATTCGTCTATGTCGATACAACCCCAGCGGCATTGGTTGTCTTCGTTGATCGGGATAATCCCGACAGACTGCGTACCATCAAGGTGCATTTGCCACGTTTCTTCCGTCCGCTCTTCACGGACGATCATCGCTTTACCGGTGGCTTTGCCTTTTGCGTTGCGATCTTCGATCTTAAACGTGCCGTAGGCCAGCCGCAGTCCATCGAAAATCGTTGAAAACTTATCTATCATCTATTATTCCAAGGTCCCGGTCGGCCCTGCGGCTGAGAACGATATGCAGGGCCTAGAGACACCGGGTTGCCTACAGCGGTTAGAAAGGGTCAGCCCCTTCTGTTTGTTGAGTGTCAGCAGTGTGCTTAACCGTTACTTCTCCACCACGAATGGATTCGTAGAACGCTTTAGCAGACCGGTAGACATTCGCGTCCTCAACCTGACCGTCCAGTTCGATGTTCCAACCATGCCAAGAACCCTTGGAGTTCTCTTCTTTGATGGTGGACATCTTGTACACGTGTGAAAAACGCGGCGGTTGAAACGCCTGACCCTGTGCATTAAGCATGGTGCGTGACGCAATCATGCTATTCCACTTGCGACTCTTCTTGAGTTGCGTGGACTTCATCGGGATCAGCGCAGTACTGAACGTGCCGTCTTCTTCTACGACCACAACATAGTGCTGGTGGGTTTCTTCTAGGTACTCGCCCTCGCCACCGACCACGTAGTCTTTGTTATCGCTATCGTCACGCTTCGTTTCTGGGCGTTCGTCTTCGATACCGTAGTTCTGGAGCGGTGCGCCAGAGCCACTGCCCCGTGGTGCCCACATCAAGAACCGACGCTCGTAATGACAAGGGATGACTTTGCAGCCTTCCTTGCTCTTATAGATCGCGCCCGTCACCGTGTTGTACACGTCACCCGGCTTTGCGTCGATCACCTCTAGGATCTCGTCGTTACCGGACAGGATCTTGAGAAATGGCAACGCCAGATCGTCTTGATCCATCTGCATGCCAACACCGGCATCCGCTTCGAACATGGTGGCGTCGACAACTGCGACGTCCTTGTTCTTCTCTTCACTTACTTCTTTCGTAGCCATTTCAACCTCTCTTGATTTCTGCACGTTGGCCTACCCAGACACCAAAAAGCTCCATATCGATCTCTTTGCCTTCTTCAATGCGGCCCTTAGCCCAACTGCGTAGAGTTGCACTATGTATTTCCGCTTTGCGTTCGGGATCGAGGTGTTGCTTTTGCAGGTCAGCAAACAGCGCAGACGCTTCATTGTCCTGTTCTTTATTGAACCGGCAGGTGATGGTGTTCTTTATCAGATCACCTTCATTACGAACACGTAGCCATTCAAAGGCTTTGTCTTCGTCGTCCTTGCTGATGCGTGCGCCGTAAGTAGGCTTGATACTGACTTTGGACCCATCGTGCAAACTAAACGTAGAAAGGTTGAGTTCCTGCATCGCAGACGGCAGATCTTCATCTGTCATCTTCAAAAGTTTTGCTTTTGAGTCTTTCAGTTCCAGTTCTAGTTGTTTGACGTGCTTTTCTTGCGCGATAATTTTTTCGGCAAGCTTTGCAACCGCGCCAAGCCCAGAATCGTTTGGAACTTCAAGTGAGCTATTGCTGTCACCCTCCATCTCGTCAAGTAGACCCATGTCGTTGTCCTCGGTCGTTTTTA